ATTCTATTAACATCTATAAATAATTTTTACAATGACGAAAGGAATAAATCTATACTATTAAACATTCTAGACAAGTCAAGTGGTATTTCTCTACGCAATTTGGAATGGTTTATCACGAACTACGCAAAGAAAAATCACACTGCATACCAAACGGGCGACGGAAAACTGTTTACCGTTCATTGTGCATATAAATCTAGTCTAAATGGTTACAGTAAGCAACTTTTTGATCCATTTTGTAGGTCTAGCAAGTTCGCTTATGTTGTCCCAGGTACATCTCATGAAATCCAAACGACCTTAGCTCAATTAAATTTCATCAAATGGTGTATCAAGAATAACATCATTGAATATATTAGTAATAATAAGGATAGGCTTTTTAATAAGCAAGTGACATGAATCCAGTTTGAAATACAAATGTTTGATATCCTGTATAGTACATATGTAACGAGAACGTCTCGGTTGTAATATCAATAATAGAAGTGTCCAGTTTAACTTCTATGTTCGTTTTTTCAGATTGTATCTGACTAAAATCTAAGTTTCCCGATGGTTCCACATTCACCGGATTCAACGAGAAACTATATGTGTAAACGTTCCTAATCGGCCTCGCCAACCTCTTTTGAAATGGAATGAGATATTTATAATATGTGTGATCAGTCTTTGTTAAGTTTGGGAGTTTATTTCCATTTATGTAAAAACTCGCCTCGGACATGAGAGGGTAGAAGAATGTATTTTCACCTGCAAAATCAAGAGCCGAAGAAAAATTGAAACGATTTTGGTACAAACGTTCCCCGTCGGTGGCGGGGATGGGGTCCCCGATAGATTCGGATTCATCTTCAAACTTTGTATTTCTCAAAAACCAGTGAATACATTTCACAGGGATATTTGGGACAAGGTTATTTTTTATGATATCTTTATTGAGATCGCTCACGATTACGGGATGCTTACGCACCAAATCTGTTATCATCATTTGTCTTTGGGATGTTAAGAAGTTCCTCTCATCCGGGCTCACGGTTATCTCTTCTGTGATAATATCAAAATAAGGTAATGTCACTATGTCAGTGGTATCTGTAAAGAATGATTGTTGATGAAATTCAATCTCGAACTCTATCTTTTGACGATATATGGAACACACCGGAAAATACGGTCTATTTGGTTTATTCGAGGAATATTCATCACTGGCAAATTTTCTAGAAAAGAAAAAGTGAATTGGGATCACCAGATCTGCATCATAACGAGCAACACTAGCACTCGTGGGTGCGTCATCAAAACCAAGGTTTCTATTTACAAGAAATCTATTTGCTACCTTTTCGGACATTTCTAAATAAAGCTCATCGTATATAATTCCCCAGTCATCATATATCTTCTCCACTTCAATGTCATCTACAAACATTGTTATACTTTTCAGAATATGTCTACCCAATTGATCTGCGTAATTACCATCAGTTATGGCGGGCATAGTTATACTCAAGTACATATTACTCAATAGGTCACCCATATTTCTTGGATTGAATTCAACTTTTATAGTTTGATTAAATGGCCAATTAGCAACCGCGTTACCAGGTTTCACAACACGCCGATTTCTATGATACTTTCTAAAATCGGAATGATTACGATCATTTGTGTAATTAAAGAATGATTCGTCTGGATCCTTGGAAAGCAAGTAGGCATCTTGTTTTCCAAGAGCTTTAAGCGAAATTTTAGCAGCTTCACCCATACTTATCTATTGTTTATATATTTTTAATATCGGTTTTCCACATATCAATGTGACTTGTGTTTTTCATGACTTCAAGTTCCACTTTTGCCTGTTCAGATTCTTTGAGAAGATCTTTTACAGATTCTTCCGTATACTGCACAGTCTTGATGTTAAGAAGATAGTCATATGTGCCACCAATCTTTGGAAATGTTTTGGAAAGTTCTTCCTCAAGATCCTGTTTCTTACGTTTGAATACCACAATGTTACCCTCAATGACCATAGTCACAAACTTAGACTTATATCCACACATGGTAGCCCTTGTTTCAAGAATCTTAATAAGGTGTGCCTTTCTCTTCACATAATGATCTTCGCGGAGTTCAACAAAGTCTTTAAGAATCTCCTCAGGGCTAGAGTACTTGTGAATACCCTTCGTGGGGTGAAACAGGTGCATGTTTGATACACGGAATGTCTTTCTCAGTTTGAGATCCTTGAGGAGATCTTTCCCACTATAGTCCATGATTTCAAAATGAACATCTTCTGTTGTGGAATTATTCGTAAATCCACCGATCAACTTCTTTTCAACAAGGCTATCAAGGTATTCCTTGTAATCCTGTGTCCAACGACCTGGTGGTAATTCAGTAATCTCAATATTCATTCCCTTCCATTTCCATACACCCTCCATCATCCACGTATCCTCCTCCTTGTGTACTTTACCCTTGAAACCTCTGAACCAAGGTCTCATAGGTACTACTTGTTTTCCATCCAGAATCCTCACAATGTTATCCTTGATATCATTGGGGTTGAAGGGGGGTACATAGCAACTGAAACCTGTACCAATTCCTTCTGTGCCATTCACGAGTACCATAGGGATCGTTGGCATGTAAAAGTCTGGTTCAATAGGGTGTCCATCATCGTCCAAATAGTTGAGAACAGGGTCATCACGGGGATCAAAGATTTTCCGAGCCTGCTTAGTCAACTTCGTAAAGATGTACCTTGTTTGGGACGCATCCTTACCACCCATGAGACGAGTACCAAACTGACCACACGGTTCAAGAAGATTGATATTGTTCGAACCCACGTAATCATTGGCCAATTTCACGATCGTATCTGCGAGAGAAACTTCTCCGTGGTGATAAGCACTCTTATCTGCAACGTATGCAGCCAACTGTGCCACCTTCATTTCATCTTTGAGATTCTTATGAAAGCATGCATACATAACTTTCCGCTGAGATGGTTTGAGACCATCTGCCATATGGGCAATGGATCTCTTTAGGTCTGCGAGGCTGAAATTGACCAAATCCTTGTGTACAAAGTTTGAGATGCTCAAGTTCTTGACACTCCCGTATGGCACTTCAAGTTCACTAGACTCTTTTGCAGTACTTTCCAAAAGCCACGTCTTTCTGTCATCAGCCTTCTTCTTATCAAAGGCGAGAACAATAGACTTGTCCGACATGATATCCGTATCAAACTTCACAGTTAGATCTTGAATTTTCTTGAAATACTCACGAGCCTCTGCAGAAGTGGAAGTACCGAGACCCTTATAGTACTTAATTTTCCACCCAGATTGACCCGATCCATACCATGTACGGAATGCTGAGTCGGTATAGAAAGACTTGGATTGAGAACCCTTAGAAGCCTTGATGATCGGTGTCACCATAGAGACAATGAAACCCAATTCGAGGAGACTCGGCCAAAAGTAGTGAATCATATTAAGAATGAGACCCTTGATGTGAGAACCATCGTTATCTGCATCTGTCATGATCATGAGCCGTCCATAACGAAGCTCAGAAACATTCTTATATACTTTCCCTTGTTGAAGCCCCAAAATCTTCTTGAGATCATTGAACTCCTGATTGGATGTCAATTGTGAGACAGATGCATCACGTACATTCTTACACTTACCACGAAGTGGGAACACACCATAATAGTCACGACCAACCACCGAGAGACCCGCAACGGCTAGTGTTTTAGCCGAGTCACCCTCTGTCACAATAAGTGTACATTTCCCGGAATGTAATGTACCAGCCTTGTTAGCATCATCCAATTTGGGAATACCAGAGATTTTGGATTTACGCGTACCATCTGTCTTTGCAAGTTCCTTCATCTCCTTAAACTTGGAGAGCGCCAATAGTTCGTCTTGAATACCAGTTTTGAGAGCGTTCTTGACAAAACTCTTTACAGGTTCAAACTTACTCCCAAAGTCTTGAGCCTTAGAGGTACACTCCGACTTAACCTGGCTAGAGAACGTTGGATTCTCAAGGGTTGCCCTCACAAAGATGTTGAAAGTATTCTTCACCTGTTGGGGCTTCAATTTAATCTTCTTTGCCATCTCATCAATGATGCCGTTGGCCAAATAAGAAGTCACGTGGTCCACGTGGGTACCACCCTTGTTTGTGCAGATACCATTGACAAATGAGACTTGTTCTAGACCATTCTCTGAAGGACCTATACAGACAGACCAACGATCTGTGGTAACTGAGCATAGTTCAGTTACACCTTCATGCATCTTCGCATATGCCTCAAACGAAGTCTTTGGGAGAGCTTCACCTTGGAACTTGACTTTGCAGTTGGGGGTTGTGCAGATGTTTGCATCCCACACACGCTTCTCAAAAATTTTGTAGATGTTGATGTCCATATTGTTCATTCCAAAACGTTTCCAATCTGGGGTGAAAGTGATAGAGACTGAAGATGTTCCAGCACTGTGTTTTGTGATCTTTGGTGGATGACAAGTAGTCATATTGTCCGACCATTTTTGGGTGTAAGTCTTCTTCTCTTCACCATCCTTGATGATGATGGAAAACGCCGAGGAGTAAATGTTTGTGAGCTTGGCTCCATAACCATTACGTCCACCTACAATTCTCTTTTGTGTGTCATCATAGTTGGTACTCGTGAGAAGATGTCCGAAGGTGAGTTCAGGGTTCCAAACTTCCTCCTTCTCGTTCATCCTAACACTGATGCCACCAAGAGGTCCATTGTTTTCAATGGTAACTGTACCAGTTTCTTTGTCCACGGATACTGAGATCTGGGTGACATTCTTGGGGTGGATGGAGTTACGATCAATGGCATTGACGAGAATCTCATCAAAGATCTTGAGTAGGGCTGGTGAATAAGAGATGTTCTTCTTTTGAAAATTCTTATTAGTGTTATTCAGCAGCCAATAGGACTCTTGGGTTTTGTCCACAGGACCGACATAAGAGTCGGGTCTCTTAAGGACGTGTTCAACGTGTGTGAGCTTTTGGATACTCTCCATACTTTCTTGTTTTTATTACAAATCTAATCTCTAACTTAGGTGTCAAAACTTTCTTGAGGTAAAGTAAGAGATGTACCTCTACCTCATAGCCGCCATCTTTGTACTGTTCTTGATGATGCAGAACAAGACGAGGGGTATGAACAAATCCATAGAAAAATTGGTCAGACAGTCAGCTCGCTACGCTACAGCTGCACAACAGGATGCTTCTCCAGTCATCGCAGTGCTTCACGCGAATTATGCAGCAGCGTATCTATATGCCCTCAAAGATATAGCGACGGAATCACAGATCCATAATGCCACTGGTATCGATGTCAAGAAGTTTAAGGAACGCATAACAAATGTGCAAGACATGGTCACCCGAAAAACTTCGGAGAAATGTCCCGAATTTGTTGGAGAAGTAGATATTTATTTGGCTCAAGTTGGAGGTGAAGCGAGCACCTAAGTCGTCTTTTAATTAAGTAAAAAGTAACTAACAAAATGCAAGTGATTCGTGATACCATGTGGAATGCGTGCCTCTCTGATGCGACGAAAATGTATCGCCTCAGGGAGCCAAATGAGAAATGCTATCATCTGGCTGATGCCACATGGAAGATGAAAATGAGGTACAAGAAGATTGAGGATGGTAAAAAAGCGAACGCTATCATTTTCTTGGATGCTCCACCAAAGGTAGTCGCACCTGATCAGAGAACAAATCACAAGATTTGTTGCGCGATGACGATGGCTGGAAATCCGTGTAAATTCAAGGCGGTGTGTGGAGATTATTGCAGGAAACATAAAGTTTCAGCCGTCGGCGTTGGTAAGAGAGTAGATATCACCAGTCTCTTGAGTCAGTTAGATGGAATTAAAATCGGTAGCTAATATAAACGATGATCCTAGATCAAGAGACTCTTAGACCTGTAATAATAGCGATGGCTCTTTACATCACAATCAGTATTATCGTCCCAAAGATCGCGAAGAAACCCACTGGAATTCAAATAGTGGATGATCTCGTGATGACTATCATGGCCCAACAAGGTTCTATGATGAGTGGTACCATCCTAATTGGTATCATTGTCTTCGCTACCAATTACATTCAGGAAGAACTCTTGTAAGATGTTCTCCTTTCCCACAAGTTTTTTAGTATGCTCGTGATTCATATAGCGTAATTTTTTATTGTACGCGTCGCTCATGAACGCCAAGAGTTGATTTGGGTTTGGTTTACCCCAAACCATACCTTTTTTGAATAGGAAGTCATCCCTCTCCAGCTCTTGAAGTTCACATTGAATAGTATATTGTGTTTTAACATACTCAGGTGAACCACCAAAGTTTGTTATGATAACAGGTTTATCCCGGAGTGCTGCTTCAACAGGACCCATACCAACACCTTCAGACTTTGAGAAACTCACATAACAGTCACAACGATTGTGGAGTTTGTCCATTTCTTCATCTGAAATGAGACCATTAATGACTTCAACGTTTGGTAGTTTTATTTCAACATTTTGATTACACGTAGCCTTGACAACAAGTCTCGCATCAGGTTTATTTAAACGCACGAAGGCTTCCAGGATTCCACGGAAGTTCTTTCTATCATCCATGATGTTTCCAATATGATAAAACGTATAGGGTCTCTTTGATGGTATTGGAATGTGTGCATGTATGATATGAAATTCATTATCAGGAAACTGATTAGAAAAAACACGTTTACAGAATTCACTTGGTACCATAATCTTTTTAGACTGTTCCATGATCAGACCATAGTCTTCATGAACAGTTTCAGTTTCACATACAGTCATGAGTGCTAGGTTTTTCACCCGAGTTCTCACATACTTGATATAATCTATATGGGGTTTAATTGGTAATAGGAACAACAGACCGTGTTCACTTTCAGGGAGTTCAGATCCTATCTCATGATACGAGGCATTGTCAAATATCTTTATATACTTTGACGCATGTTGACCAATACCACTACCGAGGTGGGATCCTATGATGATCATTGAGTTTAAAGATAATCTTTCTTTTATATATATTACAATGGACACTATTCGCAAAGAAATTGAAGCTGAGATAAAACGCGCGCGTCTTGACAAGGGTCGCCTTTATGACCTCCTCCTAAAGATTGTTAACGAAAAAAGCAATCTTAGTTCTCCAGGGCCTATGGGCCCCGAGGGTCATGCCGGTCCTCAGGGTCCTCCTGGTCCACCCGGTGTTTGCAATTGCAAATGCACTAAGGAGGATAAGACCAAGGTTGCCACTCCCAAAGAAGAAACACCTCCCAAAGAAGAAAAGCCCAAGGTTGTTGCTAAGAAGACCGTCACTGTTAAGAAGAGGGCAATTCCTACTGTTTAACACCACCTTTCTTTCCACCTAGAAATAAGTTTATTCCAATGGTAGTCTCTATTTTTACTCTTGTTATCTAATAATAGAGCGATTTTGAGTTCAGTCTCAACTATTATCTTTTCACTAAAACCTTCCCCGATGTCAACGTAGGCTCCACATATTTGATCGTATGTAGGGATTTCGTCCTCGTTTTCAAAAAAACTAACAACGTCTTCAATCATTTATTGATATAGTTAATTATTTTTTAATATCAATAAATGATTGAGTGTGTGTTTATATTTTACAATTTAAGAGGATCCGCGATTGACCCACCACATGAAACCACCAAAAATAGCCGCTAAAATTGCCACGAGGACACCGAAAGAGTACTTCTCCTTTGGTGGTTCTGGTGGTTTATCAGGTAATCTCTGTACATTCTGATTAAGTGTGTCTATTTTGGTCAGTAATTGTTGCAATGCATGCAATATTTGTACTTCACGATTTTTAGGTTTCTCTTTAACATTTACTGTTGTAATTTCAAGGATCATATACCACTTGGCGTCGGGTTGAAGTAAAACATAATCTCCATCATCTTGGTGTTCATATATTTTGAAATTGAGTTTCCTGATTGAAATCGGATTAAAATAATTTGTTTTACGCCCAAATAACTTTGCTTGCTTGTCTCTCAAAATAATCCCACTACTTCCTGTGAAGTGCCTCTCTAATGGTATTCTGGCTAGGATCTGACCCTGTCTCTCATCGAGTATCTGAGCCACTTTTGGTACTTCAGGGCATATGATATCAACAAACTTTGCAACATTAGAGTTTATTCCTTCATTTTCACCAATCTGTGTGATATAAAAGTCAACCATTTGAATACCAAGAACGCGACTCATATCTTCTACGTGTGTATTTGATTCAAGTTGAAGGTCCAAAGAAAATATATTGTTTGTACCATTCACAAAGTTTGAATCAACTATGATATACTGGGTCTTTTTTGGTATATCGTCTAAAGACATTCTAAAGTATACGAATATAAAAAAATAAGTTGTATTAATACAAATGTCGGATGAAGAAGAATTTGGCGAAAGGTTTTTGAGTGACAATGAGAAGGCGTTTGAAAAAGTATTTTGTGATTTTCACGAGGCGCGAGAGGTTATGTTGCAGAAAGAGTATGAGATGAACAGAAAGTCATTTGAAGAGAATGGTTATATTGTTGTTTCAAGACATCTAGTCTCAGATGAGATGGCTGAACTGGTCACACAGTATGGTGTATTAGAAATGCTAAATTCACCCGAATTACCTGGTGACAGCCAAGTTCCAGGAACGTTTAGCAATTACGCGGATACTTTAACAGAATCTCTTTTACATCTCACCCAGGGTCAGATAGAGTCGCGTACAGGTAAAAACCTTATTCCTACATATTCCTATTATAGGGTATACAAAGCAGGTGATATGTTACCTGATCACACGGATAGACCCGCTTGTGAAATTTCCGCTACTATTATGATGGGTTTCAGGTATGATCATGGTCCTATTCCACCTAGTACTGATTATAATTGGTGTTTACATGGTTATGTGAATGGGGAAAAGGTATATTTTCCACATAGTGCCACTGGTGCTGTTATTTATAAAGGGTGTGAACTAGTACATGGAAGGGATCGCTTTGACGTTAATGATTATTCATACCAGGTTCAGGTATTTTTACATTATGTAGATGCAGATGGTCCTTATGCAGAAGAACATAAATATGATAAACGACCTGCTATAGGTCTTAAAAAAGAAACTATTACTAGATTATATGGTGATGATTCCACCGATCGCTAGAAATACAATTCTATTCACAGGTGCTTTAGCTATAGCAGGTATCGTTGATTTTATTAATCTGCTAAATGGATATAAAAAGATAAACCCAAAATAAGGTAAATGTATATCAAAGCGATTTACTTTACTCTCGTCACTATGACCCCCTTCTATATTGAAAATATCTATAAGTGGGTCAAAGCGGCTCTATGGGATGCTCCGCAACGATTTATGCTAGATGTTGAACTTGAGGCGATGAAGCTCGAAAGAGACCTAAGTCGCGATATTTCAGAGGAAAATGTAAAAAATGACTGACTACGTCATTCCTATTAACGATCTTCACGTACATTCCAACCGATCCTTTGACGGTATACCAGGTGTCGCCTCAGACGATCTTAAAATTGCGTTCCTCCAGGCTACTTCACCTCTGTGTAGAGACGTACAGGAACTTATTTGGAAAGAAGTACTTTACTGCACTGTACCCATTGAACCTCCACCTGCACCAAAAAAATGTTTGAAATATTACAGAGTCTCTACGAACTCGTTACCCCGAAACCTGTTCAAACCAAAAGAACTCTTTATGAACAGATGTCACAATACGATATAATTGAAGCAATCAATGAAGTTGGTGAAAGGAGATACATTGAGGTACCCAAGAATAATCATTCTTTACGACGTGAAAAGTTGGAAATTTTACTCAAACAATCTCAGAGTTTATTGAACTTTTGTTTGAAAATGAGAAAAATTGATGACGATGTATCTTATGAACTTGTTAAGCTTATAGAGAGAGCTCGTGTTTTGAAATACAGGAATGACGACATCGGGCCACTTTTTGACGAATTTGAAGAAATCAAAAAAGACTGTAAGAAGGGGTCTAAGTCTAGTATTGACCTAAGTGTAGTGTAATGTTTGTAATATCAACTAAATATGCAAGAACTTATGAGCCTCATAGATGAAAACTCTCACCGGGTTCCGGAGGGAGACTATATTAGGATGTGTGAATGTATGAAGCGTATCAACAAACAGCAGAATACCTTATGTGTGACACCTGATGTCGTGAGTGAAGATTTCATCATGACATCTGATGCCCTAAACAAATGTCATAAATGGATCATGTCTACCCGTACTATGCGTGACGCATTTATAGATTGTGAAAAAGACCCCGAAGATAAAATGAAAATTGTACTATTCAATCAAATGCGTGAAGCTACCAAATCTTTTTGGTACGAATTCACACAGACACGAGGGTATGATGAACTCATGTGGTTTATTCATCGTGGTACGATTGCTCAAAGAGACTATCGTTATTACTCACAAAAAAATAGTAGTTAATATAAAAGGGATGGTTTTTTCTTTTGCGAATATAACAGAACAAATAAGACAAGAAGTAAATAGTATACTTTCAGATCATCTTACAGAACAATCGTTTGCACCGATAGGACCATCTCCAACTTATACAACCCTTTCAGACACTCCAGCTGGTCCATCACCTCCAGCTGGTCCATCACCTCCAGCTGGTCCATCACCTCCAGCTGGTCCATCACCTCCAGCTGGTCCAAGTCCACCCGCTAATCCATCATCCGACGAAGAAGGAGATAGTGACAATTCTACGATGATGATCACGGCGGGGTCTAGTTCATCTTTATGTTTGTGTGCATTTATGTTTATAGTTATAGTTATAGTTGCAAAGAAAAGATAGATAAAAAATAGAACAATAGAAGAACTATAAGATGTCTACTATTAATATTCATTTTCATAAGGGCTCTAACCCAGATATTACTATTCACAATTATGACTATTGTGACACCGAGTCTGAGTCCGAGTCTGAGTCTGAGTCCGAGTCTGAGTCTGAGTCTGAGTCCGAGTCTGAGTCTGAGTCCGAGTCCGAGTCCGAGTCTGAGCGTCGCAAGTCTGAGACTCTAGATGACCCAAAGCCGTATCATGGTGACGGTTTCCGTGTTTACTTTGATACACACAAAGATCGTGAGTTTTTCCTACGAGCTTTTGGATTTAGCACCTAAGTAGATATTGAAAATGTAATAATCAACTTTAATTATGACTGGTAATCTTTTGCACGAGATTATGTCTCTCGTGGACAAGAATTCTTCCACAATACCCGAAGGGGATTATTTAGCTATATGCGACAAAATTTGTATGTTGTATAAAGAGGTTGAGAAGTCTGTGTCACCTACGTCTTGGGATCCGGGTGATGATGACATGGTTGAGATAGGATCACCAATAAATTAAACTTACTTAGAAATGTTGTAACTTTAAGATATAAGTATGGATGACCTAAAAAATGCAATGCGAGTTATAGATGAGATTTCCGACAAGTTACCCGAGGGTAAATATCTTGAATTGTGTAACTTGTTGAGGGATGTTTATAGAAAAAATGTTAGCAAAGAGATGAACAATCTTATTGACTATGAGAGTTTTGATATGTTTGTGCGTGGACAGAGTGCTGAAGTTTTAGATTACTTTTATGATTTTTATTTCCAAACATCTCTCGATAATGAGTGTATGTTTTTGAAATCACAAATGTCTTATCTGGAAAATGAACTCGAAATATCTAGACCTATACAACGTATATCTAAGAATATAAAGTATGACGCAATTAGACATTATTGTTTTTTAAATAAAATACCAATTCGTAATTATACAACTGATACTTTCAGGGAGTACCAGGTACAAAATAATTTGTACGTAAGTGAAAATAAGTTTCAAAAGGGATTGCGTAATATCTGTAAAGGATTTATTCATATGGAGAATACGTATAGAAATATGTATCGCGGAGCCATTATGGAACGAATTGAGAAGATTGAGGGGTGGATAGAAGAAATTGGAAATATGTAACCTAAGTACCTGATAAAATCACGATAATATAAATCATTCACCATGGAGGCCCTTACCAATATGATGTCCATTATTGACCTCAACTCCGAGTTAATCCCAGAGGGGGATTACTTGAAGTTGTGCAACTTTATGCGAGATATCCATAAAACCTTACCTAAAGAGCCTACTGAG